GTGAGCGAGAACGTAGGCAAAAACGGCAGTTCCCTGGGTCCGCCGGAAGAGGAAATCTTCTTTCCACTGAGCGAAGAGCGTGACCCGTGGTGCGACTGCTACAGCGACGTAGACGATTGGGAGAGTTCAAAATGGGATGATGGGGAGGAGTTCTGATGACTGAATTTATCAACCGCGACAACAGTCCAGAGGAGAATCTTAGGATCGCTCAACTGATGTACGCCGGGGCAGAGACGATCATCGAACGGGATGCATACTCCGATGTCCCATCCGTCAACCAGGCCCGTTTGCTGGTTATGGAAGCGATCATCGCTGGCGCACTTCACCATCGAGATCACTACCCGATTATCAGCACGCCGCTGATTAGAGAGTTCGCCATAGCCAAGGCCGGTAGGTCTTTGGCTCGCGGTCAGATTGACGATGCCCTGAAGTTCTGGGGAAAGACCAACGGTGGAACAACCAGGAAGGGATCTCGATACATCGAATTCCAGCCTGGCACTAAGGGGTCCAGGAAACCTAGGAAGTACATCCTTGGCCACTTCCTGATTGAGCACGCCGACGAAGAGTCGCCGGTCAACTTCCGGGCCGATCTGTTTGGTCCGATCTACGAAGCGAGTCGCAAGGCGAAGGAGGTGGTAGGAACTGCCGTCTCCAAAAGTGACCGAGCAGATCGACCAGCTAAACCGTCTGTCGTGGCTGAACTTCCCGGTGATGCCGAAGACGTTCCTGCTGGCAACCGAGCGAGGGGTGAGGATTCACGCGACGTTGTGAAGGTCTATCCATGGCAGCTCAAGGGTGTCTCGGCCAATCCAACGACCGAGGACTTCGCCGTGTGGGAGGAGTTCAACCCAGACGAATCGGAGACAGCTTTCGATGAGTTGTGCGAGCTGTTCGTACAGGGTCGACTGGAGAGTCTGTAGTGATCAGGGGGCGGGCTTCGGTCTGCCCCCTAGGTCTCATTTGGCTAGTCGATAGCTGTCACTTAGCTGCACGCTAGCTAGTCAACTAAAGAAGACCATGACCGAGACCAAGACGAGGTCAATGACGAAGATTAAGACGAAGACAAAAACCACAGATCGCCAGCAACCGAAGCTGGCTCAGTGAAGATCTTCCATCTGCTCCGAATCCGGGATTCGGGCCACATACAAAGAACTTGAAAACCTTGGTCGTCGCAAGCTCCTCCTACCTTGGTCGCTGTCGCTCCTCGTCTCCGGGGCTTTGGCCCTACGACCAATTGAAGGACCGAGCCGGTAGAGCGAAGGTCAAGGGCAAAGAGGAATGCCACTCTGAAGAACCGAGTGTCATGGTGGGTCAAGGTCAAGGGCTGTTGCTGTGTCTACTACGGAAGCAGATCTCCCAAACTCAGGTCGATGGAACTGACCTTCGGAACTTTGGTCGATGCTTCCTTACCAGCTAGGTCGTCGATGACTCCCTTACGCTGTCCTGTAGGAATATTGCAGCAATAGATCATTTAAGGTGCCCAGCAAAGCCGTACAGGCGTCAGAAGCTAATTCAGGTACTCGGCTTAGGGTCTGCAATTCCCAACGGCTTAGAATGGCTCTCAAGTCACAGGGCGACTCTCAGCCTGGTGACGGCTCTCACGCAGTCAAGCCGAGTGCGCTCTCCTGCTCACGCTCAAAGTCAAGAGCGGACTTTTCGCTCTGACGCTGGCGCTCAGAGGGTTACAGTCTTAGCCGGCATACTATGCCGGGCGGCTTGATGAAGGATGATGTCGGTAGTACCGACGTCATCTGTAGACATTCTGAAGGGTCCGCAGATTGTGCGGGCAGACCTCGGTAGTACCGAGGTCTGGTCTCAGTTACCGTCTCAGACCTCCCGTCACTTCTTAGTCTCTCTGTTGGGCACCAACCAAACGCTGAACGCTCCAACGACGATTAGGCCCGTGGTGATCCACGGTGTGTCGTACTGAGCTGCGAGTCCTGTGAGCACCAGCCACAGCAGGGCGACAATCGATTTCGCGTACTCCAAAGCCTTGCCGGTCAGAAGACCCATTGAAACCTCCCAGTTGGATTGATTAGTAGCTCTTACGGGTTATCACGTCACTATCGACCAATCATGCACTGATAGAGGGGGTGAGCTGAGAAACCGAGGAGGACGAATGCGTACCTATATCGAAGACGGTGTGTTCCGGAACCAGTACAAGCGCTGTGCCTGTTGCAGTCTTGAACTGCACGTCTACCACTATCCATTGAGCAACGGCGTCCGAAGTCTGATCACATGCGTCGCCTGTAAGCGTGACTGCCGTGGGTCTGCGGACTGCAAGCTCGGAATGCTGGTTTAAAGCCTCGGTGTAAATCCCGGGCGGGCATCGCCTCTGAGGCTCCAGAAATACGAACTGGTGGGATTGGATGCACGACCTATTACAGCCGCTCTGAGCGGCACTGAACACTTCACGAGCAAGCTCGCTTGTGAGAGTAACGATTGGAGATTGAAGATGACTGAGCGAAAGAAGACCGAACCGAAGACTGACGACATCAAGTCACAGGGCGACTCTCAGCCTGGAGACGACAAAGCTGAGACCTTCCGACTGATGAAAGAGGCGGTCGAGAAGAGTGGAGTCAACCCGACGCCGTGCTCTGTATGCGGGTCGGTTGTGGAGCCTCACCAGCACGCTGAAGCGGATGAGTGACGGCTGGCGCGGAACCAACACCTATCAATGGCGGAAGGTACGCGACTACGTCCTACAGCGCGACAACTATGAATGTCAGCTTAAGCGTCCAGGGTGCACACAGCGTGCCACCACTGGGGATCACATCGTCCCACTTAGCAAAGGCGGCAGCCTACTCGATCCGAACGGAATCAGAGCTGCGTGTCATCACTGCAACTCAAGCCGACAGGCAGGCAAAGGCAACCCTGAATGGAAGCCCGGTCTGACGCAATGGTAACCGGACAGGAAAAAGTTCAGCGGAACTCGTTCAGTTCGGGAAAAAGACAGTGATAACCCAGGTGTAGAGCAACCAAACACTTGGAGGATCAATGGAGCGCGGGCGACCGATTAAGCACGAGATCAACGTCGGGGATGTATTCGGCAAGCTGACTGTACTGGACGCGTCAGTTCGGGTGCCGATGAAGAACGGCTACACCAAACGTGGCGTAGTCGTTGAGTGCGCATGCGGTAGCAAACTGACAATCGGAATGGAGAAGCTTTACAACGGTCGAGAAAAATGCTCAAAGGATTGCTCTGCTGTTGAGCGGCTGACATTGCAATACGCGAGCCCCATCGGACCTAAGCCCGTCTCATCGTCGTATATGTCAGCGCACCAGCGTCTCAAGCGTCGTCGTGGCAAGGCTACTGAACACACATGCCCTTGCGGTAAGCCTGCCAAGGAATGGGCGTACAACCACGCGTGTCCTAACGAGATGAAGGAATGGCGGGAAGCGCGCCAAATCAAGGGACACGGTACGCAGTCAGGTCGATGGATGCCATTCAGCCAGGACATCGAGATGTATGACGCTCTGTGCTATGAGTGCCACGCTGCGCGTGATGGGAACGGACACTAAGGTCGTCTTTCCCTCAATCGGAACATAAGCGCAGTCCCCGCTCTGTCTGTTTCCCCCCGGAGGAATTTGACGAAACTGCTTGACACTTAGAGGAGATTCATTGACAACTACGACTATTCAAGAAGATCGTCCCGTTCTTGGGTACACACTCCCAAGACTGTTTACCGAACCCAAGGTTTCGCTACTGACGAGGCGTACGACTCTGGGATATGAGGTCATCGAGTTTGGACAGCGGATCGGGATCAACGTCCTTCCGTGGCAACGCTGGTGGTTGCTGCACTTCCTCGAACTGAACCCAGACGGCACTCTGCGGTTTAAGCGTGCTCTGCTGCTGGTGAGTCGGCAGCAAGGCAAGTCATTCCTGTGCTCGCTGTTGGCCCTGTGGATTCTCAGTCGCGGTAGAACGGTTCTCTACAGCTCGACAACCATCGACACCGCTAAGGAGCAGTGGGAGATCACTGCCGATTATGCCGAGGACCACCCAGAATACTTCGGTGGTGAGGTCAAGCTCCGCAAACCGAACGGACAGTACGCAATCGAGTGTCCAGGCTTGAAGTGCAAATACAAGATCGTCTCTGCCGGTAGACGAGGGGGTCGCGGTTTGAGCGGTGTGGGTCTCGTCCTAGTCGATGAATTGCGCGAGCATATGGACTTCGATGCACTTAACGCTGTCGAATCGACGACTCTATCTGTTCCTGATGCTCTGCTCGTTATGCTCTCGAATGCTGGTGATGTCCGGTCTGTTGTGCTCAATCATTGGAGGGCGGTAGCCCAATCCGGTGAGGACCCTGAACTGTTCTATGCTGAGTGGTCGGCTGCTGATGGCTCTGAGATCGACGACGTTGAAGCACTGAGGCAGGCAGGGTCATTGCGTTCTGGGGTAACTGCTGGTCACGGCGGTGATGAGGTCGTGTGATCGGCGGTCGGCGCGTCGGTTGGCGCGGGCGATGTTGGTGGCGCCGTTGATGCGGTGCCAGCCGATCGCGGTGTTACGCAGGGTGGCCATGACGGCGGGTCCGGTGCCGGTCCGGGCTTGGTGAAGATCCTCACGGAAAGTGACGTCTCTGACGTTGTGGACCTGGTTCTCGATCAACCACTCTGCCCTGGCCCATTTTTGCAGGTCAGTGGGCTGGGCGTTGGCGGCGCTCAGGGAGGTGATCAGGTAGGTGGTCTCGCGGCTGGTCTTGCCGTCGATGGTGCGGGTCCGGGTGATCCGGGCGGCCTGCTGGGCTTTCGGGAAGGCGATTCCGCCCGGGGTGTGCAGGGTGACGGCCTTGACCGTGCGGGTCTCCTTACGGCCGTGCCCGCGGTCGCGGGTGCGGTCACCGACCGGGATCTGCGCCCACGGCAGGGTCTTGAGCTGGGTGTGAAGGGTGGGCTGGTTCCCCTTCGCCTGCAGCAACAGGTGTGCTCCGCGGCGGGTGATCTGCTCGGCGTGATCGGTCTGGGTATGCATCGCGTCGGCGACGAACAGGACCCCGGTCAGGCTGCCCAGCACGTTTTCGACGGCGGTGAGCAGGGGTGTGAAGGCTGGGATTTCGTTGCTTTTGGTGTCGACGGTGACCTGGGCCAGGACGATGCCGGTGCTGGTGTCCAGCGCGGACAGCAGATGCACCTGGCGGCCCTCGGGCAGGCGGGCGCCCCGCAAGGTCTTGCCGTCGACGGCTATCACGGTCCGATAGCGGCGTGGCCGGGCGGGTGCCGGCGGTGTCCGCGACCGCAGCCAGCCGGCCAGAACAGTGCTGACCACACTCGCGTCGAGGCGGGTCAGCAGCCGCCACATCGTCGTGCCGGCCGGCACGCCCCGGGTGAACCCGAGCCGGACCTGGTCGGGCTCGTCGAGGTCGTACAGCCAGTCGGCGATCGCAGCGAACGAGGTGGCACCGGCCAGGACCGCGCAGACCGCGACTGTCAGCAACGCCACCAGGGAATACCGGGTCCCGTGCGGGTTACGCGGGTCCGGAATCCGGCCCAGGGCTTCGGCGAGCCCGGTGTGTTCACTATCGGTGACCGGTGATGGTGGAGTGTCGGAGCCGGGGGTTGTCACGGTCAGTGCGCGAATCAGAGATGATGCCATCGGCGGGTGGAGTTCCTCGGTGGTCGTGCAGCGTGAAGAACTCCATGATCACCTTGAGGGCTTCACCCGCTTCCACTGCCTCCACAGAGGCCGATCACCCCACGAAATCCCTGTTCAGCGGGTCAAGGACCGAGAACGCAACAGCCCTGCTGAGGCAGGCAAACCCGAGTCTCGGTAGGACCGTGACTCTCAGGTCGTTGAAGGCATTAGCCGGCGGTCCAGTGAACGCATTCAAGACTGAGAATATGTGCATGAGTATTCCGAGTCTCAATAGCTGTGTCTCTCCGGAGGCGTGGCAGAACTGCCTAGACCCCAATCCGATCAAAGACAGATCGAGGGTATGTCTCGGTATCGATGCTAACGACGATCTCAGTCACATCACCGTTGTGGGTGCAGTTACAGGCTCAGACGGACGTACACGAGTTGAAACCGTAGCTGTCTACCAGTCCACCAGAGAGTTTCGTTCGGAGTTCGGTGACCTCCTCAGCAGGGTTAGGCCACGCTTCGTGGGCTGGGGTCCTACAGGACCGATGAGTGCGCTCCGCAGCGACTTCGGAAAGCTGAAGTTCAAGCGCTTCAACGAGTTCAAGGGTGATCAGCTTTGCTCTGCCGCAATGGAGCTTGCCGACCAGGTAGCCGCTGGCAGAATTTCCCACAGTGGAGACGAACTTCTCACCACTCAACTGCTGTCTGCTGCTCGATTGAACGTCGGTGACGGTTGGCGTTTCGGTCGTAAAGGCGACATCGACTGTGACTCAAGCTACGCGCTCAGTTTCGCTGTTCGTCTGGCTCGCTCTATTCCGGAATCTCAGGGTCTTCGTGTCGTCACCCTCGACGACGAAGCTGCCTAAATCGGTCGATCGAAAAGAAGTTTCCAAAACTGACGCACTTACCGGGATCTTGCACTGATAAGGAAAAGCGAAGGGAGTGATGCATTTGCATACAGCTAAAAGCCCCTTGAAGAGATTGGAGGTACTGCCGTGAAGTTCTGGACACCCTGGAAAACCCAAGCGGAATCGTTCGCCAGCACTGCCACTTCCGGCGGTACCCCCATCCTCTCCACACTGCCCAATGACTGGAGTACGTGGCAGGCACTCATCAATGGCACCGAATCCCCGACTCAGGTCAGTCGTGATGAGATCATGGCCCTTCCTGGTTTCGTCCGGGCAAGAGATGTCTTCTGTTCGCTCGGCAACCTGCCGCTCCACTCAATCAACGGTAGTGGTCAGAAGATCGATCGGAAGCTGTTCACTCAGCCTGAGTCGACCATCGGTCGTGTTCGGTCAGTCACTATGGCGAACCTTTTTGAAGACCTCTTGTTCGATGCCGTATCGCTCTGGGTCGTTGTTGCTCGTGACGCTACCGACTATCCGACCGCTATCCGGCATTACAAGTTCGGTGAGTGGAGTCAGGACGAAAAGACCGGGCGTATCCGCATCGGAACCGATCTAGTTCCCGCTGAGGACGTGATCCTCTTTGAGTCTCCAAATGCTCCGCTCCGCAAGACTGCTGCTGGCACCGTCCAGACCGCAAAGCTGCTGGCCGCTACTGCCAATCGGTACGCCAATTCTCCTCAAGCCGTCGGCATCTTCAAGCCAAACGACGGCAGTGAACCAGAAGACGATGTCATCCAGTCATTCCTCGGCAAGTATCGCGCCGCTCGTCAGAAGAATGTGGATGCCTTCCTCCCAGAGAACATCGATTACGTCCCCGGTCAGATGCTCACCGCTGACGAACTTCAGCTCATCGGTGCACGCGAGTTCCTGATCTCTGAGGCTAGCCGGCTAACTGGTCTGCCGTCCTCATGGCTCGGTCTGAACACGACTACCAGGACGTACAGCAACGCGATCGACGAGCGTAAAGACCTGATCGACTTTGCGGCTAAGCCGTTCCTGTCAACGATTGAACAGCGGCTCTCGTTGGGTGACGTAACCCCTAACGGTCAGGTCGCGAAATGGAGCCTTGACGGTTTCCTTCGTAGTAACACAACGGAGCGATACCAGAGCTATAAGACCGCCCTTGAAGGTGGCTGGTTGACCGTCGATGAAATCCGATCCTACGAAGACCTTCCCAAACTGAACGGAGGTGCCGAGTGACTGACCGATTCGATCTCGAAGCTACCGAGCTTTTTAGCGACCGTGATTCACGGGTCATCCGTGGACTTCTGATTCCTGCCGATGACGTTACCAAACGCGGAGGCTATGACCTTCGATTTGCACGCGACTCGGTGACCTTCTCGGATCGGACCCCGGCTCTTCTTCATCACGACAGTAAGCGTCCCGTTGGTCGACTGAGCACTTACGAGTGGACTGATCGAGGACTTGAGATTGCCGTCAAGGTCTCCAAAACCGTCGATGGTGATGAAGCCCTTGAGCTTGCCAGTGAAGGTGTCCTCGGCTTCAGCGTTGGGGTCAACATCCGCTCTGTCCACGATGAAGGTAAGAGCCGTACGGTGCTCGCCGGTGACGGCGTAGAGGTGTCCATGGTTGCACTGCCCGCGTTCTCTAAGGCGCTTGTCGATTCTGTTTCATTCAGTGAAGAAATCAATCATCAGGAGGTAAATATGTCCGAGGAAATCCTTGCCGCTCTCGCTGGTCTCAGTGAGAAGCTTGACCGTCCTACCGTCACTCCCGTTCCCGTTGCCACCGTGACCAAGGAAGAGCCGCTTTACGACCTCAATGGTGGGTCTGCTCGATTCAACTTCTCCGAGGATGTCGTTGCGTCCTTCAAGGGTGATGCTGCCGCTCACCAGCGCGTGGACGGTTTCATCAATGAGACGTTCTCTGTCTCCAGTGCCGATGTCACCCCCGGCAAGGCTCCCGGTTGGCGACCCGAGGTCGGCTACAGCAACCTTCGTCCCTACGGCCGTGTCCTCGATCGTGTCATCACCCGTGGGTCGCTCAGCGACAACCAGCCGTTCGCCTACCCGATCCTCAATGGTGTCACTGGCACCCTCGTGGCGCCTCATGTGGAAGGTGTTGAGCCTGTGGTTGCTGGCGGTGCCACCTGGGGAACCCAGACTGTCATCCCTTCGGCTCTGTCCGGCAAGGTCGGCTTCAACCGCGAAACGATCGACCTCATCGGTGGGATGGCTCAGAGCCTCCTGTTTGCCGAGATGACGAAGGCTTCGGAGAAGGCGGCTGAGCTCCGTCTCGTTGCTCTGCTCGATGGTCTGTCGCTCCCCGCCGGTCAGATCAAGACTGTCAATGGCTCGAACGATGTCCTGATGGACAACCTGGACGCTATGCACCTTGGCTTGCTCGAACCTCAGCGGTTCGACGGGGCTGTGGCCTCTCCTGCCCTTTACTCCAAATTGTTTTTGGCGAAGGACTCCACGGGTCGCCGACTCAACAGTGCTCTCAACCCCAGCAACGCTAACGGTCGTGCCGATGGTCTCTCGGCTATCTCTGCGAACGGGCTTACGTTCATCCAGGGGCGTGACACTCTCGGTAACGGCACCGTGAACAGCTACCTCATCGATTCGAGCTGCGTCTATCAGTGGCTGTCTGCCCCCAAGCGCCTTGACTTCGATATTGCTGTCGCAGTCGTCTACATGGGTTTCTGGCAGTACTCGGCTGAGGCGGTCACTGACAAGTCCGGGATCATCCGAATCAACACCGGAGCCTGATCACTCTAAGCCCCCGGTGTTGGCATGGGCTCCTCCTCTCCTGTGCCAGCACCGGGTTTCACCTGGAGGTGATTAAATGATCTCTGTCTCTGTCGCGGCGGTCTACGTCAACGCGTCTGTTGAGGATGTCCAAAGCAGCTACGACACTGCTGTAACGATGGTCTCCGATTTCCTCGGACCGGTTACATCTTGCCCTGTGGAGCTTCAAGAGCTTGCTGTACTGATGGGCACTGCTCGTCTTTTCGAACTCCGGAACAGTCCGAACGCTTCGGTTCAGTGGTCACCTGACGGTTCCACGATGGCATTCACTCCCAAGGATCCGTTCACGACCGTCAAGAGTTTGCTTCGCAAATACAAGCCTATCGGTGGTTGTGGCTGATGGACATCCAATCGATCCGAGCCAGACTCAAGGCAGCTTTGGAATCCACGGGCCTCACAGTCACCGATGGCGAAGACGCAAGGGTTCAGGTTCCTGCTCTGCTGATCTCTCAGCCTGCCGGTCAGTTCATCGAGGCCAGCGGCAACGGATACACCCTGTACTTCGAAGTCACAGCCATAACCCGTATCGGGTCGATGAAACAGAACGTCGAAGAACTCGATGCCATGGTCCAGGCGGTCATACTCGCCGCAGACGAACACTTCTTCGGTTTCCGTGGCTGTACGAGCTACGCACTAGCCAACATCAATGGCGCTGATACTCCGTGCGCCGTCATCACACTCTCATACTTGGAAGGGGTTCAATAATGGCTCTCAATGGTCTTCGCGCAAACCGACTCAGCATCCTTGTTGGTGCAGTCGAGAAAAACTACGAATGCACATCCGTCGCTATCAGCTCCGAGGACACTGACGCCGGTTTCGTGTCGTTCGCTGACACCTCGGATGGCAAGTCCTACAGCCTCGTGATCACTGTCGCCCAGGGCGACACTCTGTCGCTCGTTGGGTACAACAACGCTGGTGAAACCCGTACCGTCACGGTCGATTTCAACCGCATGGATGGTTCTAAGATCCGTGTCACTGGCACCGTTACCGTGGCCGCTACCGATGGCACCGTGTTCGGTGGGGATGTCGACAAGTCCGGCAGTGCTCTGTTCACATCGGAGATGACGTGGCCGTTCCTGGCGAAGCCGACTCAGACTCTGATCGCTGCTCCCTGATCAATGAGAGATTCCGGTGGTGTTCGGATCGAGGGTCTTGCTAGAGCCGTCAACGGTCTAATCCGATCCGGTGTAGAACTTCAGGATCTCAAGGCTGCCTTTGGTCGGATTGCGGATCTGGGTGTGGAGCTGGCTAGCCGGTTCGCACCCATCCGTACCGGTGCCCTTCGTCGATCCATCAGAGGCAGCAAGGCGAAGAACAAAGCCACAGTCCGCGCTGGTGGTGCCAGGCTCCGATATGCCGGACCGATCAACTACGGCTGGCCACGCCGCGAGATCCAGCCAAACCTATTCCTTCAGCGTGCGGAGACAGTCCTCCGCCCTGATGTACTCCCGATTCTCGAACGCGAGATCAACACAATCCTTGAACGACAATTCTGAAAGAGGTACCCAATGTCTACCTTCACCGCCCTTGACCTCACCGTTGAGGAAGCCTTCAAATCCCTGACTGGTTTCCAGAGCATCGCGATTCGGCAGACGTTCGGTAAGCCGGTCCAGGAACTCGACAACCTCCTCATGGTGTATGCCCTCCTGATGTGCCACAGCGGACGTTCCTATGAAGAGGTTATGAAGCTTTCGATCTCGGAGGTTGACGCTCTGTTCAAGGCGGAGGATGAGGACCCCTTTCGCGGAAAAGCGTGACCTCAGCAACGACCCGTGGGGACACCTCGGGTTGTTCATCACCTTTGGCTTCACCCCTGATCAATACCGATCTATGACCTTTGCGGAAATCGACTGTGCCTTGGAGGCATACAGCAAAAAGAACAGGATGTGACCATGGCGGGATCGTCGATTGTAATCAGCATTCTCAGCAACAGTGCTAGGGCTCGTGCGGACTTCGTTAGAACCTCACGATCTCTGGACCGGCTAGGGGATTCGAGCAGGGCTGTAGGCAGAACCCTCAGTGGTGTTACGTCAGGTCTGACATCGATCGGTCGAAGCGTCAGCAACGTCGGTGGCAACATCCTGAGTGTCACTACGAAGGTCGGATCTCTTGCTACCGCTCTAGTAGGTGTCGGTGCTGCTATTCCTGTGATTGCTGGACTCGGTGTCGAGTTCAAGAACCTCACAGGACTGCTGTTCCTGGTGCCTGCTATCGGTGCCAGCATCGCGGCAACCATCGGTGCAATCGCCATCGGTTCTAAGGGCCTGGGTGATGCTCTTGAAGCTGCCTTCCTGCCTCTGACTGCCAAAGGCAATGAGGACTTCGCGAAGCAGATCGAAGGACTCTCACCGGCTATTCAGCGGCTAGCTGTTCGTGTCCGTCGTCTGTCACCTGCTCTGGTCAAGGTTCGGGAGAACGTCTCGGCGAGTTCAGTCAGTCGTAGCATTTGATCTTGATGGGTCGGTGGGACAGGATGCCCGCCGTGCGCAACATGTTGACCCTGGTCGATCGTGAAGAGATCTCCCGTGGCTTGGCCGAGGGCCTGGAATTCAAGGAGATTGCCCGGCTGATCAGCCGGAACCCGTCGGTGGTCTCACGGGACGTGGCCCGCCACGGCGGCCGGGCGGAGTACCGGGCCGTGACTGCGGACCAGTTGGCGCTGACCGGTCGGTTGCGGCCGAAGGCGTACGCGGTCGACCGGTCACCACGGCTGCGGACGGTGGTCACGCAGCTGCTCAAGGGCGGCTGGTCGCCGGCGTCGATCGCGGGCCGGTTGCCGCGCGACTACCGCGACGATCAGGCTGTACGGGTGTCACACGAAGCGATCTACCAGTGGGTCTACGCCCAGCCGGTGTCCGCCCTGGCTCGGGAACTGCTGAAGCTGCGCACCGGCCGGACCGCCCGCCGTTCGGGCCCCCGCCCGGCCCCGGCCCCGCGGATCCGTGAGCCCCGCTACCTCGACGAACGCCCCGCCGAGGTCGAGGACCGGCAGGTGCCCGGCCACTGGGAAGGCGACCTCGTGATCGGCAAGGCCGGCAGGTCCGCAGTCGCGACCCTGGTCGAGCGGACCTCCCGGATGCTGGTCCTGGTCCCGTTGACCGGACGCGACGCGCTGACCGTCGGCGACGCGGTGATCGCCGCCGCCGGAACGCTGCCGCCACAGATCGCCCGCTCGCTGACCTGGGACTGCGGCTCCGAGATGGCCGGACACGCACGGATCACCGCCGCCGGGCTGCCGGTCTACTTCGCCCGCCCGCACTCACCATGGCAGCGCGGCAGCAACGAGAACGCGAACCGCATCCTGCGCGAGTACTTCCCGAAAGGCGTCCCGATCACATCAGATCCGAAATACCTGGCAATGGTGGCTTCCGAAATCAATGACCGACCCCGTAAGATCCACAATTGGAAGAAGCCCTCCGAGATATTCGCCGAACTCGTAGAGGAAAATGCTTCGACTGCCTGAATCTGCCCTCTGCTGCTTTGGTGGAGCCTTTCAGTCGCAGACTGGAGAGTGCAGCTAGCCGGCTGCTGCCAACCCTGGACCGTGGACTTACGAAGATAGCTGGGACTCTCGGCAACTTCGGTGGTCGCTTCCTGGAGTTCCTGGCTGACAGTCGTTCTCTGTCCGTTCTGGAGAAGGTCTTCACCAACACCGCTGTCGCTCTTCAGAACTCTTCCGATGGTGCCTTCAGCCTGTTCCGGCAACTGCGGCGCATCACCGGGATCGGTGCCGACTTCCTGCCCCGTATCGGTACCGCCGTAGGGGACTTGCTTCAGAACATCAGTGACCGTCTCGCAAAGGTGAACGTCCGTAAGGCTATCGAGGACGGTATCCAGGCAGCGAAGGATCTCTACAGTGACTTCAAGCTGGTGCTCAGTATCGGCAAAAAGCTGGGCTCGGTGTTCAGCTCGATCTTCGGTGACGACATCAATACGACGTTCCTTAATGTCATCGATGAGGCTGCTAAGTCCCTCGACAAGTTCTTCAAGACCGCTGGTGCTCAGGAAGACATCCGTCTACTGAAGACCACCATCAACGATCTGGCTCGGATCTTCACCAGGGACCTCAAGGCGCAGTTACCGGACATCCTGTCGTCGATTCGTATCCTGCTGCCACAGGCTGTCTCGCTGTTTGATTCGATCAGCAGATTTGGTGCCTCACTGTCTCCGTCGCTGCCGTTGCTCAGTCAGGTGCTGGTCGGTATCGCTGAGTTCGTGGGTTCTGGACTGGACGCAATCACTGACAAGCTGATCAAGCCGTTGACCAAATTCGGCGGTGGCAGTGAGGTCGCTACGTTGACGGCTCTGTTCGTCGCCATCGGTGCGGTGAAGGGCTTGAGCGCTCTCGCAGGCCTCGGTGACAAACTTTTCGGTGGTCCTCTCGGTCAGATCTTCGATCGTTTCGGCAAGCGTGGGGAAAGCCCTGCCAAACCGTGGTACGTCTTCGTGGTCAACCCCTCTGGCGGCTCCAGTGATGTCGTCCCTGGTGGTGGTGCCGGTAGGGGCAGACGAATTCTCGACACCCTGAAGACGGCAGATTCAGGCAGTCGAAGCATTTTCCTCTACGAGTTCGGCGAATATCTCGGAGGGCTTCTTCCAATTGTGGATCTTACGGGGTCGGTCATTGATTTCGGAAGCCACCATTGCCAGGTATTTCGGATCTGATGTGATCGGGACGCCTTTCGGGAAGTACTCGCGCAGGATGCGGTTCGCGTTCTCGTTGCTGCCGCGCTGCCATGGTGAGTGCGGGCGGGCGAAGTAGACCGGCAGCCCGGCGGCGGTGATCCGTGCGTGTCCGGCCATCTCGGAGCCGCAGTCCCAGGTCAGCGAGCGGGCGATCTGTGGCGGCAGCGTTCCGGCGGCGGCGATCACCGCGTCGCCGACGGTCAGCGCGTCGCGTCCGGTCAACGGGACCAGGACCAGCATCCGGGAGGTCCGCTCGACCAGGGTCGCGACTGCGGACCTGCCGGCCTTGCCGATCACGAGGTCGCCTTCCCAGTGGCCGGGCACCTGCCGGTCCTCGACCTCGGCGGGGCGTTCGTCGAGGTAGCGGGGCTCACGGATCCGCGGGGCCGGGGCCGGGCGGGGGCCCGAACGGCGGGCGGTCCGGCCGGTGCGCAGCTTCAGCAGTTCCCGAGCCAGGGCGGACACCGGCTGGGCGTAGACCCACTGGTAGATCGCTTCGTGTGACACCCGTACAGCCTGATCGTCGCGGTAGTCGCGCGGCAACCGGCCCGCGATCGACGCCGGCGACCAGCCGCCCTTGAGCAGCTGCGTGACCACCGTCCGCAGCCGTGGTGACCGGTCGACCGCGTACGCCTTCGGCCGCAACCGACCGGTCAGCGCCAACTGGTCCGCAGTCACGGCCCGGTACTCCGCCCGGCCGCCGTGGCGGGCCACGTCCCGTGAGACCACCGACGGGTTCCGGCTGATCAGCCGGGCAATCTCCTTGAATTCCAGGCCCTCGGCCAAGCCACGGGAGATCTCTTCACGATCGACCAGGGTCAACATGTTGCGCACGGCGGGCATCCTGTCCCACCGACCCATCAAGATCAAATGCTACGACTGACTGAACTCGCCGACTGCTGGTGGAACCGTCGCCATCTACTACGGTGCTGGCAAGTTCCTTGAGTCGATGAACCTCGTTTCCGAGAGGGACTGGAATGTGTTCAGCACGTCTTTTTGGACTGAGGCCCTGAAGACGTTCACCGGAGACGGCACTGTCGGACCTCTGGGTCAAGCGATCACGAAGTACATCGACGAGCCGCTGGCGAAGTTCTTCACTGTGTCGCTTCCTGGGTACTGGACCTCCCTAAAGGTGTCTGGTGTAGAAGCGATCAACTACCTCATCACTAAGTTCAACGGTTTCCTGTCTTACCTCGATGAGATCGGCAAGACGGTTCCGTTCTTCGGCGACAGTTTCAAGTCCTCTTCGAAGATTCCTCCGCTGTCTACCGAGCTTGCGACTAGGGATGTCACCAGCGATCGGAAGATCAATCAGGGTGTCGTCATCAATGTCAATGGCGCCTATATGACGAAGCAGGACGTAGGCGCTGCGGTCCAGGACGCTCTCAACAGCTTCAACAAATACCGGGGTCGATGATGGTTGACATTTACGATCCCGATCCTTCAGGTATCCACTTGATAGTTGAGCGCTGGTATCCAGATGAGGCCACCTGGATTCAGCTCGCATTTTCCCAGTTCACGAACACCAAATTTGCGTATTCGACTACTGCGGTCCTGGAAGATCCTGAGTTGCCTGCCGACGAGCAGACCAACCCTCGATCAGTTCCGATCCTTCAACCTGGTTTGGCTACGGTGTCGTTCTCCAGATTGCACTCACAGCTCTACCGACCGCTGAAGGTAGGGGACGAAGTCCGTTGCCGATACGACAATAGGACGCTCTTCGATGGGATCGTTTCACAGACGAGTGTCAGTGGACGTTTAGACCGCCCTGGAGTGTTCGTCTGGGATTTCACTGCAACACTCATTAGCGATTCGGTTCTGGCATTGACTGAGGAGTATTGCTGGGTTGGCAGTCTGCCTGAAGAGCGTGCCATTGAACGATTGAAACGCGTAGAAACCCTCGGCTGGACTGTGGCTGTCCAGCAACCCACGACGGTCTCTTCAAACCGCAAGCTCCAGACCCAAACATTGATCCGTGAACCTGTCGTATTCGAAACATCGAATGGTGTCATCGAGTTCGTCGGTTCTGGATACCTCAACGAGATTGATTGAGAGGCACCCATTGATTATCTTCGTCAAACGTCCAGCTTCCGGAGTCGCATCGGCTCCCATGGATAAGGTCGCGGTGTTCGTCGACAGTGATGGACTGCTTCAGTCTAAGGATCAGGCTGGAGTTTTGAAGACCCTTGGTGATGGGATTACGTCGGTCGCTCTGATCAACACTGCCGGTCTTAACAAGACGTACCGCATCACCCGTGACTCGGGTGGAACCTTCGACTTCGTTGTCGCCGATGGTGCTCAGGGCATCCAGGGTCCACAGGGCATTCAGGGTCCTCAGAGGGCGGTAAGAAAGATTAGGTCCGTTTCGGGATGAGAGTGAATATTCCGGGTTCGTTCTCGATCAGGATTCCGCGGCTGACCATGCGTTTGAGTCGTGCCCGCGCGCCTTCGACGTGTTTCGGCGCGGGGTCGACGCCGACGGCGAGGCAGACGTCCTTGGCGCGCATCCCGGCCGGGTTCGCCGCGAGAGCGGCGAGAATCTGTTGGTAAGGGGCGCTGGCGATCGTCGGGTCGTCGTCGGTGAACTGCTCGGCGGCAAGGTCGCGCAGGGTCGTGCGGGTAGTCGCCAGATCGGCCAGCTCGCTGTCAAGGCGGGCGAGTTCGGCGGTGAGTGCGGTGATCTGCTCGCGGAGCTGGTCGGCGGCGTGACCAGCGGTGGTCTCTCGCTCGGCGATCAGGTCGAGGATCGCGGTCAGGTACACGGCGGATTCACCGCCAGGTCGGCGTGACGGCGTTCGTCAGCCGACGCACGATGTTGGCCGTGGAGGCCCAGAGCGTGCGTGACACGCTCGATTCGGGCCGGCTCTCGTATTCGCGGGTCAGCCGCCGGTGCAGCATCAGGGTGCCGTTGACCTGCTCGACCAGCCATCGCTTCTTCACCGGCACGAACCCGGGCCGGACATCGGAGCGTTTCACGACCTCCACGTCGATGCCCAGCACGGCACCGTGCAGGGCGAAGTCCTGTTTGAACCCGGCGTCGACGAAGGCACGGGTCACCGTCGGCGTGTGTTCGGCGACCTTGTCCAGCAGCCGGATCCCGATCGCGTTGTCGGTCACGGACGCGGCGGTCACGATCACCGCGATGATCAGGCCGAGAGCGTCCACGGCCAGGCCGCGTTTGCGGCCGGGAACCTTCTTGCCGGCGTCTTTGCCGGTGGTCGCGGCGGGGACGTGGTTCGCGGCCCGGATCGACTGGGTGTCCAGGATGACCGCGGTCGGGTCCTCGGCACGGCCGGCCTTCTCGCGGGCCTGACAGCGCAGCAGGTCATGAATCGCGGCATCGGTGCCGTCATCACGCCACAACCCGAAGTAGTAGTAGGTCACCGGCTTCTGGGGCAGATCGTGCGGCAGGTACGCCCACTGGCAGCCGGTCCGGTTCTGATACAGGATCGCGTTCACGATCTCTCGGAGATCCTGGTCGCCCACGCGTCCCGCGACCGAGACCCGTTTGGCTCTCCAGGCGTCCAGGAACGGGCCGATCAGCGCCCACTGTTCATCGGTGACGTCACTGGGGTACGGCTTACGCACGTTCATGACCAGCCCAACCGTGCAGCCGACCGGCCTGACGTGACCGATGTTCATCTATCACGCCATCGAGTGATCACTATCTACCGCGTACCCGCAGAACGATCTCCAAACGGACCCAACGCATAGATCAACCTAAACAGTCCGTGACCGCCCTCTCAGGGGAACGTCGGACCACAGGGACCGGCAGGCACACCTTCACCTGTCGCTTCGGTCCACGGGCGGACAGGTGCTGTCGTTGGTGTCCTCGGTGATTATGCGGGCATCTACACAACGACTGCTCAAGCTGCTGCTGCCGCACCAGTTCAGAACTTCAACGGTCGTACCGGGAACATCGTTCCTCAACAGGCTGACTATGACGCGTTCTTCACGACGGTTGCTGAGGCCAGTGCTGCTGCTCCTGTTCAGAGTGTCCAGGGTCAGACCGGCAACGTCACGATCGCCCCTGCTGACATCGGTCTAGGCACGATCACGGTCCCTGCCACTACACGATTCCAGTCGACTGCCGCTCAGGCTCTGACAACCACTGCCGCTACTGCTGGCACCCTGACGATTCCGGCGAACAAACTGGTTGCTGGCTCCACCTTCGATGTCGTCGTTCTGTTCTCGTCTCTGATCAACACCACGGCGGCATCCAACCTGGTGCTAACGATCCGGTCCAACGCCATTCAAGTGACGACTGCAACCATCGCTCTAGGCACTACCCCTGTTGCCTCCCCAGGTCGTGGCGGAGAGGCACGCTTCCGTGTGGTGTTCCGAAGCGCCGGATCTAGTGGGTCAGTGATCGCTAACGGCGCGGTTCAGGTCAACAACTTGATGCCGATGGCAAGCAACACAGCCGGAACAATCACTGTCAACACGACTGCGTCAGTGACTCTGGATGTCCTGGTGAACGTCTCTGCTGCAACGACTACCGGTCAGGTCCAGTCCGTTTCTATCGACCAGATTCTCTGAGGGGTAACTGAACTGATCTCAGCAAGGAATTGAAGCCGATTCGGGATGACACGGGTGAATAGGTAGTTTCGGACGGTCCTCGAAAAAGACGTGGAGCCATCGATAGACAGGTCTTGCGACAGATCCACGTCTTCGAGAGGGCTCCACGTGCTGGCTTATCGTGCCATGGTCGACGTCCCGAGGGAACTGGTGCAGTACGTGGCGCGGTTGCTCCATGCCGAGCGCCGCGCCCGTGGCACGCGGAAGAAGACACGTGCGCTGACCTGCTTCTACCAGGCGTTACTCGTACTCGTCTGGTTCCGTAAGCAGGAAGACCTGACACTGCTGGGCGCCGGTTTCGGGGTCTCCCGGGCGACCGCGTACCGCTACCGCGACGAGGGCATCGCGGTGCTCGCCGCCCAGGCACAGGACCTGCACACCGCTCTGAAGCGGGTCGCCGCCGACGGCTGGTCGTACGTCATCCTCGACGGCAAACTGTTCGACTGCGACCGGCTGACCGAGACCACCCTGTCGGTCAAGGGAAAGACGATCGACGCCTGGTTCTCCGGAAAGCACCGCGACTTCGGCGCGAACATTCAGGCGATCATGCGCCCGGACGGACTGCCGATCTGGACATCGGCGGCGATGCCGGGGCATCTGCACGACACCAGCTGCGCCCGCGACCTCGGCGTCACCGCCGCCCTGAACTGGTCCGCCGCCGAACTCGACCTGCCGGCCTTGGCCGACTCCGGCTACGAAAGCACTGGTCAGGGCATCAAAACCCCAATCAAGCAACCGGCCGACGGTAAACCCCTCGCCGTCGACAACCGCGCCTACAACCGGCTCCTACGCGGTCTGCGCTGGCAGGGCGAACGCGGCTTCGCGATCCTCGTCGGACGCTGGAAAGCCCTGCGCCGCACCACGATAAGCCCACGCCGCACCGGCGATGTCGTCGCCGCCGCGCTGCACCTGACCCATTTCGAATACAAATACCTAACCGGATCTTGCTGAGATCAGTTCACTATGTCTAACCACATTGAATTCAGGATCGTCAACACACTCGCTCCCAGCGGTCAGGTAGCCGGCAGTCGACTCCAGGTCCGCACCAAGGATGTCGTCGCTTCGGTTCTGGGGCTGATCCCTCTTGCTGCCACATGGTCTGCGTGGACAGACGTTTCCGTTGAAGTAGTGAACGAATGACCTTCACAGCTATAGAGCCATCTCTGTTCTGGAGCTCAGCTACCGTAATCGATGTCACCCGATACAAATACGAGCTGGAAGTCAGCAACGTCAACGTCGTCAACCATCGTCGATTCGAAGCCCTCACCAACGGCAACAACTACCCCGATGATAGTCGATGGATGGGTCCTCCGGCTGGCGGTAATCCTGGCACGACTTCGTTCGAAACCAACGGCGTCTATCCGTTCGCAGCCTTCGCTTTCATCGGGGACGGTCTCACTCATACGTTCGTTGTCGAGGCGTTCGCCAACCCGCAGCGTGGCGCTCTGATCGCCATCTACAGCAAAGCCAACTACCCGCCTGGAACTCGGTCACCGCAGTCGATGGGATTTGGCTCGACCACTCTTCCGATTCCTCCGAACAGTCCCACCATCACAGTCAATTTCCCGACGATCGACGGTCGTTTGTACTACTTCGAGGTGGCTCCTCCGAGTGCTGAAGCCGACACCCCAGGGCAGCCCGGCAGCGGTACCCACCAGTCGTTTCGGATCACGGTCAATCCGTCCGGGTTTCCTGATGCTCCAGCACCCGGCACTGAGGACGACGACGGTACTCCTAAAGACACACCGATTGGTGAAGACCCTCGGGATGTAGATGTCCCTCGTCCTACCACTCCTGCCGAACCTGAGACCTGTAGGTCTGTTTTGGACATGTGTAATGACTACAGCATCGCTACGGGTTCTGCGGTGCGCATCGATTGGCGTAACCGACGCATCCTGATCGTCGATCCTCAAGAGGCCTTACCTCCGGGTGTCGTCAACGGTCTAGGTGCCTCGTACTACAGCCGGATCACTGTCGACGTAGAAGCTGGAGACGAAACGCTACGTCTCGATGAAGGGTCTCAGGTCCAGACTGCTAGCGGTGACTGGCTAGACAACGACCTGAGGGTCTTGGATACCCAAGGGTGTCAACGGCTTCCTATGCCGAATCTGCCTCCTGGCAAAACTGTCCGTCTGCAGTACACGTTCACTCCGGATCGGTTCACTGCTCAGGTGGATTTGGTGTACGACGAAGTGCCATTGAAGAGCAAGATCTACTCAGACTAAGAACCAAACACAAAGAGCAATACTCTAAGGGTGGTTTCTAAGAAAGGAAGTGGCATCCATGAAAGTCCGTGAACGCAAACCTATCGACCTACCGGCCGGTACGACGCTCATCAAGAACTACCGATTCGCTGTGATGGTGGACGGTGAGAAGGTCTACCTCACCGATGAAGACATCGACTCTGTTCTGTTCCGCATCCGCGACGCTTCGAAGAGTCTGGTGATGTCGTATCCGCTGGTGTGCACAGGCGACCTCTGGTCTGTGGAGATCCCTGCCACCGAAACTCAGACGTGGTCCGACCACCGAGCTTTGTACTACGTCGTTGACAAGATCGTCGTTGACCGTGTGAGCCGCTATATCGAAGGACCAATCCGAGTGTCGCCCTATGGAGGTTTTGGAAAATGAGTGAGATCGAGATTGTAGAGATTCTGGAAGGTACCCCCGGTCCTCGGGGTGAGAAGGGAGATCCCGGTGCGGCGTCTACTGTCCCTGGTCCGGCTGGACCTGCTGGCGTTGCGGGACCTCCGGGTCCTACTGGCGCGGCATCTACCGTTGCGGGTCCGATGGGTCCTGCTGGTCCTGTTGGTCCGCAAGGCGTTGCTGGTGTTACAGGTCCGACAGGCTCTCAGGGACCGACAGGGCTAACCGGTCCTACCGGTCCTGCTGGGAGTACAGGCGCAACCGGTCCGGCTGGGCCTACCGGTGCAGCTTCTACTGTTCCTGGACCAATTGGACCTGCTGGTGCTACCGGTCCTGCTGGTCCCACGGGACCTGCTGGTGCTGATTCGACTGTGCCCGGTCCTGCTGGCGCAACGGGTGCCACGGGTCCTCAGGGTTTGACGGGAGCGACCGGACCTCAAGGCATTCAGGGTGTCAAGGGCGATACCGGTAACACCGGTGCCACTGGAAGTACGGGTGCCACAGGTCCACAGGGTTCGCCGAACACCCTTTCCATCGGGACGGTCACAAAGATTTCTGCTGGTGGAACTCCTACTGCTTCGGTCACTGGCACTGCTCCCAACCAGACTCTGAACCTCGGTTTGGTCACTGGTGACGGTGGAGCTGCTGGTGGGTCTCTGACTTACACCGTAATCGGTAGTGGTAGTTCTGCGGTCAGCGCCACAACAGGCAACCTGTACGTCATCGATACATCAACGTCAGTGCGACAGGTCAACCTTCCTGGCTCTCCGGCTGCTGGCGCGACTGTCGCATTCAAGAAAGCAACATCTGACCTCAATTACATCACGATCACGGACCCCAGTAGCTACACCATCGACGGAGAAGCGAACCTCCGGCTGTTCGGTCGCGATCAAACAGTGACTCTGATGTGGTCGGGATCTACGGCTACCGGTTGGAAGGTCGTTAACAAAGCCAATCCTGCACCCACCCAATACATCCCTTCCCTTGGGGTTTACGGCTCCAACTGGCAGTCAAATCAGATATTGAGCGGTTTAGCTCAGGGTGCGAACATGAGCCTCGCCGCCGGTACTGCGTATTACGTTCCAGTCTGGAATCCGACTCCGTGCCGGATCTCGACGGTTGGACTTCAGCTCCAATCAAACTTTGGGGGGTCGGCGTTGTATGCGGGGGTGTTCTCGTGCAGCACTACTAACGCATCGATGCCGGGTGCTCTGTTGGGTTCGGGAAACCTTGACGACTCTGTAGCTGGATTTAGGCAGTCCACTCTGGGAGGTACCCCCGTAACAGTCCCGGCAGGATGGAATTTCATTGCCTGGCTTGCAATCGGTGGCGCAGCTAGTGTCGTTTCGGCAGTTGGCACTCCTGCGTGGGCTGGGCACGTGAATTCGTCGACTTTTATTCCTGCTACGTGTGCCACGAAATCGGGTCAGGTCACTCTGGTGTCAAATCCGGCATCGCCGGGGCTCGTCTCGGGTGTCGGGTCCTGCCCTGCGTCTCTCTACTTCGTAAGCTGATCAGGAGGTAAAAAGGTTTATGCCAGCACTGAACAATTTCCTTCGAACGTTCCGAGAGAAGGTGAACAAGAAGTACCCGAACCGCAAGAAGACTTCGGACGGAACCCTGGGTGACCAGGCACATAAGTCTCGGGTTTCGGAACACAACCCAGATGGTGACGGCACGATCGACGCTTGGGACATGGACTGTAACCTCCTCGGCTCCTCTAACGACACTGGTTCTGCTGCTGAAGACGCAGAGGTTCGTAAGGTCATAGCCGAATTCTTGAAGCAGCCACAGGCTCAACTCGTCATCTACAACAAGCACATTCATAACGTCGACATCGACGAACCTGGTGAATGGCGTTGGTACGGCGACTGGTCTAGCGGCAAAAACCCCCATGACCATCACGCTCATTTGCAGTCTAAGCAGTCCAGAGAAGACATCACCTACAAGGGCAACCTTGACGGTGTGGTGAATGCTCAGCCGAAGCCTGCTACTGGTGAGCTCAGTCGAGGCGACACGGGCGAACGAGTGAAAGCTCTTCAGCGTGGTTTGCGCAAAGTCTTTCCGCTGTACTCCGGTGACCTCGAAGTCGATGGGCAGTACGGTTTGCGCACGGAAAAAGCTGTAGCCCAGTTCCAGAAACGCTCTGGACTGAAGGTCGATGGTGTCGTCGGCGGCATCACGAGAGCAGCGCTCGCGAAGCACGGAATCAAACTCTGACAAAGTTAGATGCTCGGCATAGTATGCCGTCCCTTTTCGTCCGATTCGTGGTCACGGACCGATGTGCGAGGATCGAGCACCTGAAGCGCACACCACAAAGAAGGACCCCCACCGGTTGGTGGGGGTCCTTTGCCATTCCTGCTGGGGACTGACCAGCGCTATTCTACTGGATTGGTCGGCTAGCGGTTACAGCCTGTCTCCGAGCTTGGCTGAACGAGCAGCACCTAACGCCCGTTGCTGAGCACGTGCTCTGCCGTAGACACTCGTCATGATGCTTCGCTCAGACCATCCAAACAGCTTGTTCATGTCCGGTGTCGAGATACCAGCTTCCATAGCTCGATCTGCTGCTGTGTGGCGGATCGACTTTGCATCCACGTGACCCAGACCAGCTTTCTTGGCCCGACGGACGACGATGTCTCTGAGAGTTGTGATACCCATCCCCAGGTCCGATTGCCTTCCGGTAAGCCACAACCAGGGTGATCCGGATTGCCTGTGCTTCTCGCGTAGCTTCATATATTGCTCGATGGCTCGCGCTGTCTTGTCTCCGAACGGGATCGGACGCAGATAGGTCTTGGAGACGGAGACGTTAGCCACCTGATTCAACCAATCGATGTCTTCGACGCGCAGCAACCGAACCTCTGTGTTGCGCATCCCACCAGCTTCACTCATCAGACGGATTATGGCGGCGTCCCGCTTGTCTCGCAGATTGGGTCCGTCACACGCTTTGATCAGCTTCCGGAGTTCAACCTCAGAGAGCACCCGAGGTGGTACGTCGTCGATGCTCGGTTGTGGCAGGCCCTTGAGCGGGTTCCGGGAGATGTGTTCCTCGGAGACGCACCAGTTGAAGTAGGCACCCAGGTTGATGTAATGGTGCAGCCGTGTGGAGCCTTTGAACTTGCCGATCCAGGACTCTAACAGTTCTTCCAGGTCTAGCCTGCTGGCAGTGTGTACAGGCCCACCAGTGAAGTCAGCGACTTTGGCTCTGGACTTCCGGTAGTTGGTGACTGTCTGAGCGCTGATGCCGCGTAGCCGTAAGTGCCGCTCGTAGCTGAGCCAGACGCGATCGTCCAT